AACAAAGCCAAGGACTAGTTGACGCAGGTCTGACGCTCTCTAACATCGAGACCCTAACAGGTAAGGTAGAGAAGCAGGCGATGCGACACATGGAGAAGGTCTCCTTACGCACAGCAGTCATCATGGCTATCAAAACACTAATCACACTAGGAAACACACTCATGTTCTTCCCGCCTGACGGCAGCAAGGCTCAGGTGTACAACCTAAGAGACTACATCGTCCGTCGTGACATGAGTGGCTCAGTCATTCAGATCGTCACACGAGACCGCAGGGTATGCAGCACGCTACCCGAAGACGTACGCATGGCCTGCAAGTTGAAGGGACATGAGGACGACGACAAGATTGAACTGTTTACAGGAGTCACACGACAGCCAGACGGTAAGTTCTACGTCAAGCAGGAAGTCGATGAGGCTATGGTAGTACCTGAATCTATCGGACTGTACAACGAGAAAGACCTGCCTTGGGTAGCTCTGACTTGGAACATGGTACGAGGACAGGACTACGGTGTTGGACTAGTAGAAGAGTTTGCCGGAGACTTCTCCGTGTACTCTAAGCTTGCCGCTAACACGTTAGACCTAGTGTCTATCTCTAGCGACATTAAGATACTGATCAACCCTATGGGACAGACTGACGTTGACACACTCAACGACTCAGCTCCGGGCACCTACGTGTACGGTAGCGCAGACGACGTGGCCTACCTCCAGATGGAGAAGAGTCACGACTACACATTTATCCAGACAGTAATGGAGATGTACGCACGTCGTATCGGATCAGCTTTCCTTCTTGGAAGTGCAGTGACCCGTGACGCAGAGCGAGTAACAGCAGTAGAGATTCAGATGCAAGCCAACGAGCTTGAAGCTAGTCTCGGTGGTGTGTACTCTCGTCTCGCAGAAGATATGCAGCAGCCCCTAGCACGTCAGCTACTCAAGACAGTAGACTCTAAGCTTACTGACATCGAGCCAGTCATACTGACAGGTATCGAATCACTCAGTAGGAACTCAGAGCACGAGCAGATGATGAGCTTTCTTAACGACCTAACTATCTTTAACAATGTACCTGAGCAGTTACTTGCGAACATTAAGCTGAACGACATGGCTAAGATACTTGCCACTAACCGAGGAATCGAGCACGGCAAGTTCATGAAGACAGACAAGGAAATGCAGAAGGAACAACAAGCAGCAGCTAAAGCACAAGCACAGCAGGCCGAGGCAGATGCCGCCGGTCAGGCTATGGGAGAGCAAGCTGGTACCCCACCAATGTAAGTCTTAGGAGGACACTACAATGGACATGAGTAATGCAAAACCTGCACCGGGTAGCACAACTACCACGGTCAGCGCACCAGAAGCAGCGGCACCGGTGGCTGATACAGCACCGGCCCCTGCCCTATCTACCTCACCAGTGAACGCAGATAGTGCAGCAAGCCACTCAGCACAGCAAGCAGTAGAAGCTACCCTTCCAGTTGAAGGCGCAGCTCCCGAGGTAAAGGATACCCCACCTACTCAACCACCACCAGAGGCAGCACCAGCAGCAGAGACATCCGTTTCACTAGGGCGTCCTGTCAGTACTGGTAACGAGTCCTTCGATCAAGTCTCAGCTTTATTGTCTGAGAAGGGAGTCGATGGGTACAGTCAAATCCTCGTTGAAGCAGCTAACGGTGAAGTATCCTTCGCATCTAAGGCTAAGCTTATTGAAAGCTTAGGCATGGGTGTTGCAGACATGGTCATGAAGCAGCTCGACGCTGAAGCCTCGTCTATCAAAGCCAAGGGTACAGCAGAAGCTACACGACTGAAAGAGAAAGCAGCAGAAGCCTTCGGGTTTGATGCTAGTAGAGGAGACGACATCTGGACAGACATGGCAGCATTCGTGCAGTCACCTGAGTCAGGTCTATCCGAAGCAGACCGCCAAGCAATGAACAACATGCTCAAAGTTGGTGGGATACAAGGCGACATGGTTATAGCAGACATAGCCGCTCGTTACGAGAAGTCACAAGGCTTCCAGAAGACACCTAACCTGCTCGCAGGAGACGGTGCTACACAGAGCGGCTTTGAGCCACTCACTAAGCAGTCGTACCAAGCTGAACTACAGAAGGTAGTCAAACAGTTCGGGTACGAATCAAAAGAGGCTCAAGCCTTACAAAACCGTCGTTCTGTATCAATGCAGAAGGGCTACTAAACTTACTTATAGGAATTATAAATCATGGCAATCGGCGAAACAGGCGGTTCTTTCCAAACAGGCGCACAGGTTAATCCCGGACATCAGTTCGGTGTTGATACTGGTACAGTCAACCCACTTTTAATCGAAGAGTACGGCGGCGAAGTTGAGTCGCAAATCATAAAGACTTCTATCATGAAGCAGTTCATTGATATGAAATCAATCCGTGGAACAGACACTGTCACTAATGACCGTATCGGTACCACTTCTTTGCAAGCCGTTACTCCGGGCGTCCGTCCTGAGCCGGGTGTTGCTGAGTTCGACAACGTTTCTGTCAAGGTTGATACAATCATCCTCGCACGTAACAACGTCAACTTGTTGGTAGACTTCCAGAGCCAGTACAACGTACGTGCTGAGCTTGGTAAAGACCACGGCAAAATCATAGGACGTTTCTTTGACGAAGCTATCATGATTCAGGGAATGAAAGCAGCCAACATCGTAAAGGGTGACGGCACTGCAGGAACTACCAAGCTTCCAGAAGGATGGGTTGGCGGTTCACAGGTTACTTTGGGCGCAGCAGGAGACGAGCTTGACTCGGCTAAACTCCAGCGTGCTATCGAAGACCTCTGCGAAGCAATTGAAACTAACGACATTGAACTTGAAGGCGCAGTCTTGCTGGTAAACCCAGCTCAGTACTACACTCTTGTTCGTAACGACAAGCTGATCTCTGGCGACTACTCTACTGGAAATGGCGACTACGCCTCTGGTATGGTAATGAAGTCATGCGGCGTTCCTGTCCTGAAGACTAACCGTCTTCCACAGGCTGCTGTAACTGATCACTACCTGAGCAACGCTGGTAACAGCGCAGCTTACGACGTTACTGCTACTGAAGCTAAAGTTGTAGCCCTCCTGTTGATGCCTAAAGCATTGCTGGCTGGTGAGACTATTCCTTTGACTAGCAAAGTCTACTACTCGGATGTTGAAATCCAGTGGTTCATCGATTCTTACTTAGCGTTTGGTGTTACACCTAACCGTGGTGAGTACGCTGGCGTGATTAACGCTGCGTAACTATATGCTCTGCCCCTTCGGGGGTGGGGCTTATTTTTCGTAGAGTGCATTCAACGAGTGTATTCTCTGAAACATACCCTATAACCTGACATACCATGAAGCTGAAGAGCGGTGTGTCTTTGACTGAGAGACAAGACATGGATTATTTAGCAGCAGTAAACTACGTATTAAATCAGATAGGCAGCCCCGGGTTGCCTTTCATACAACCCGATGGTTTTGCCCTGCCAGAGCAGATAGCAGCGGAAGCAAGATTAGCAGAAGCAAGCACATGGGTACAGAAGCGGGGCTGGTGGTTCAACACCGAGACGTCCGTAGCACTAATACCTGACTCCGTCAGCGGAGCAGTAGTACTCCCTTTTAACACCCTGAAGATACTTAACTCAGGTGCAGGATTCATAATCGACCGTGGTGGTCTGGCGTACGACCCAGCCAGACAGAGCACAGACTTCTCTGCTTTCACTACAGTAACAGTTGACCTAATCCGAGAGCAGGAGTGGACTAACTTACCTGCCACCGTGCAGGACGTTGTACGTATAGCAGCAGCGCAAGAGATGATCACCATAGAACTCGAAGACATGCGGAAGGCAGATGCCTTAGTCGCTAAGTACCAAGAAGCGTACGTCGAGATGAAGAAGGATGACCTCGAAGTTAAGAAGCGTAGCAAGCTATACAATCCAGCGTTCGTCTACACACGTAGCGGAGCGAGACCATACACAGGTGGGTCATTATTCCCATCCGGTAACAACCAAGGGAGATAATCATGAGAGCCGATGGATCATTCAAATCATTGATCACCGGAGTCTCAACTGTACCCCAATCACAGCAGGGTGGCAGAGACTTCATGAAGGTCTGCGACAACATGCGTAACGATCAGATAGACGGACTGCAGCGACGAGGCCCAGCAACACTGGTAGCTGAGACGTTGATGGTTAACGACTACTACTTTGACCGTGGGATAACAGACTTCGACATAGACACAGACGTGCTAAAGCCTTTCAGCATAGGCAGCGACGACTACTGGATGTACTCCAGAGGTACAGCAGATGACGAGCTGAGCCGCAGAGTCACAGTACTCGACAGCGAAGGCGCACCAGTAAACACATTCTCTAACCCTACTCGCTACATGGAAGGGACTGAGGGCAACGACAGCATACGACTCACCGTGTCAGGAGACACCGTGTTCGTTTGCAACACTACAGAAGAAGTTAAGATGGTGGACTCACCACCTGATGAGCCTAAGATGTCAGTACTGGCGATAAAGTTCTCGCCTACTGTGTACAGCAAGGTCATCATCAAGTTTAACTTACCATATACAAACAAGGAAATGGAGATCGAGTACGAGGTAGGACAGGATCACCCTGTACAACCTATCCCCGACATAGCTGACGTGGACACAGGTGTGAACACACTAGCCAGCTTGATCGGACAGAAGATAGCAGACGCAGTACAATCAGAACAAGACTACTTCAATGACTCAATGCAGATCATATTCTCACCAGACTCCTCATCTATAGGATTCCGAGTAATTGATATTAACTTGGGTGGACGAGATGTCCCTGCTTTATACTCTAACCTATCAATCTCTGACGGATCAGGCGGAGCCTTCATAGCTGTAGACAAGACAGTCACAGCAGTGAACGACTTACCGCGTGACTTCTTTCCCTTCTCTATCGTAGAGGTTAAGCCAGACCCTGAGTCAGGTGCAGGACGCTACTACATGCAGGCCATCCCCAAGGACTTGGGTACGATACCTAGCACGTTGACCCAGCCACAGACAGCATTCCATGCTGCAGGCACAGGAGCAGTCCAGCCTAACCCAGAGAGCCAGTTCTATTCTGGTCACTGGTACTCCGACTTCGGAGACAATACAGAGAACGGTGTACAAGGCGAGGGGTTCGACTTCCCCTTCCCTATAACCTCACCTAACACAATAGCGTGGGAGCAGTACCTAGTAGCAGACACAGGCCCAGCAGCCAGCTCTAGTACTACTGTAATGTACACTACCATATCGCCACCGGGCACAGGTGACCTCGCAGCTAACAACGTACCGTTCGTATCCTTATGGAAGCGTAACGGAGACGACCAGAACCCGGATACTATATTCGAGTTTGACTTCGTAGCGCGAACCACC